ATCGTGGCCCAGGAGATTGACCGTAACTACGAAGCGAGCGTGGTCAACTCCTTCATCGGCGGGGATTTGGTAAAGGAGGCAATGCTTCGTGGCCCGACCCAGGTGCAGGCAGTTGGTGGACTGCGCGTGGGAGTGGACCCGGCACGCTTCGGCGACGACAAGTTCGCGGTGACCATCCGTAGAGGCCGCTTAATCGTGTTCCAGGCAGAGGCGCAGAACCTCGACAGCTTTACCGGCGCGGCCTACGTGCGCGACTGCTTAGCCCCATATGGCGAGAAACCCGAGCAGATCGCGGTGGACGAGATCGGCATCGGCGCCGGAGTGGTGGACGTGCTCACCCGCATGGACGAGTTCGCTGGCGTGGTAGTCGGAGTAAATGCCTCCCTGCGCATGGATGGAGCGGCTTCCGCGAATGGTGTTATGCCCATCCCATTGGTTGCCACCATCTATTACAACCTGCGCGCCCGGATGTATGGAGAGATGAGGGAATGGCTCAAGGGCGCGTCAGTCCCAAACGACGATGCGCTCCATGCCGAATTGACGTCAGTACGCTACGGCTACCGAGGCGGGTCGCTTTTGCTGGAATCGAAGGATGATATGCGGAGGCGCGGCGTGAAGTCGCCAAACAAGGCCGACAGCATCGCACTGACTTTTGCCATACCTGGCGCTCAGAACGACATGTTGGATCACCAGATTCTCACCGACACCGCGCTACAAGCCGGTCGGCGGCCTGCATCCAGATCGGGATATTGATGATGCTCTTACCTGGCTCACGAACTAGCGCGCGTCATCAAGAGGCTATGGAATGACAGAAGATAATAAGGAGTCGCGCTTCCGGGCAGAACGTGCCCGCTCAGACGAGGCCTACCTACGCGCCTGGAATGACCGGCTCCCGACCGCCGAGCAGCAATCCGCAAACCCGCTGCTAGGGCTTGGCACGCAACTTTTGGGCGAGTTCATTGAGGCGCAGCTATACCGAGATGAGACCGAGCAGCGCTGGCTCACGGATTTGCGCCAATACAAAGGCCAGTACGAGCCAGAAGAAGAGGCGATCATGACCGGAAGCAAGGCCTTCGCGCGCAAGACGAGAGTGAAGGTAGAGAGCGTAGATGCCCGCATGACCGACATGCTTTTCCCAGCCAATCGAGAGCGGAACTACTCGATTGACGCCACGCCAGAGCCCGTCATACCGGCCGCGAAGAAGCGTGAGATCATCCATGCACTCGGACAGATTAGCCAAGGTGGTCCGGTTGACCCAGAAGATGTGAAGAAGGCGGTCAATGGATTTGCCAAAGAAGCCGCCGAGAAGATGGCGGTAAGGATTGATGACCAACTGGCCGAGACGAAATATCGAAAAGTCTGCCGAGAGGTGCTCCACTCTGGGCACCTATACGGCACTGGGGTGCTCAAGGGGCCACTGGTCGAACGCAAGACAGATTTGTCCTACAAATGGGCGAACGGCAAATACACCCAGGTCGGCCGTACGTTCACGACCCCGTTTGTGACGCAGGTCCCCATCTGGCGATGGTATCCGGATATGTCAGTCACCGACCTGAAGGATGCCCGCTACACATGGGAGCACCACCGGCTAAGCCGTGCGACCCTGTACGAGATGTCGAAACGGAAGAGTTTTGAGCAGACTGCTATCCTCAATCACATTGACGTCAACCCGGATGGTGATATTCGCCTCATGCGCTACGAGCAGGGCCTGATGGCAGTCGGAAACCAGCAGAGCCGGCTGACGAACCTCAAGACCGGGCAATACGATGTCTATGAGCGGTGGGGCTGGCTCAAGGCCGAGGAACTTGCTGCGGCAGGCGTAGATGTTCCAAATGACCGGATGCAGGAAACCTTTTTCAGTAACGTTTGGGTGCTACCAAACGGCGAAGTCGTCAAGGCAGTTCTATCCCCCATAAACGGGATGGATACCCCCTATCATCTGTACTACCTGGACAAAGACGAGACGAGCATCTTCGGTGACGGCTTCCCTTCAATCATGCGCGATGACCAGAGTCAGATAAACAGCGCGCGTCGCATGATCCTAGACAATGGGGCGATCTGTGCCGGGCCTCAGTTTGAGGCTTTCGTGCCGGCGTTTCCTAAGGGAACCGATTTCACCAGTATCCACCCACTGCGTGTGTGGCCTCGTAGCGGCGGTGATTTCCAGTACCCGGCCATCCGGCCGCTGAACTTCGACTCGCACATCGGCGAGTTGATGGAAATGGAGAGGCTGTTCGATACCAGCGCAGACGAAACGACCGCTATCCCAAAGTTTACGTATGGCGACAACCCGACAAGCGGGGCGGCAGGGACTATGGGTGGCCTGTCAATGCTATTGGGTCAGGCCAATATCGCCTTGAAAGACCTAGTGGCGAACTGGGATGAAGTCACCAAGAGCTTCATTACCGCCATGTATCACTGGAACATGCAGTTCGGGCGTGATGATGCAATAAAGGGCGACTACGCCGTTGTGGCGACTGGCGCTGCCTCACTGGTTGCAAAAGAGGTGAGAGCCAACTTGCTGAATCAGTTTGGTGCCACCCTCCAGCCGGAAGAGCGCCAGTTTATTAAGTGGGATATTCTGGTGCGCGAGAAGGCCAAAGTGCAAGAACTAGATTCCTTGGCGAAGACCCAAGTTGAAGTTGACGAAGATGCCGCCACGCCTGGCGCAAAGATGCAGCAACAGATGATGCAAATGCAGCAGGAACTCGCAATGAAGACGATGGAAGCCAACCTCAACAAGCTACAGGCCACCATCGAGAACCTGAAGGCGTCTAGCGGGAAGATCGCCGCCGACACGGAGAAGGCAATTGCAGAGGCGGTAGACGCCAAGGTCAAGGCGGCCTACTCCGCGATGCAGGCGGCTGGCGTTATCGTCGCCAACAAGGAGGTTGCCCCGGTTGGCGATGCGCTCCTGAAAGAAGCCGGATGGGGCATCGACCAGAGCGCTACCGATGCGCCTATCCCAGATAAGCCTGTAGTTCCGCCAGAACAACTTGCTGACAACGCAGATGAACCCGCTCCTGCCGAGATAGAGGCCATGACGCCGGATACGGCTGAACCCATGTCGCCCGCCATTGGGCAAGAGGCTGGCATCGAAACATCAAGGATTTCCGGATGACCGCGAGCATAGACGCGACTGCCGCCGCGCGCGTTGCGGATAAGGCATTTTCCGCTCTGCACGCGACGCTAACAGGCGATCAAAAGCAGTCGGTTGTTGACTGGCTTGACGCACTGGCCGCGCAGCAATTGATCGGGATGGCAACCTGCAACCCCGCTATGCTTGCCGCAAACCAGTTACGCGCTCAACAGTTGATAGCCCTTACCGACGCGATCTCGACCGGCTCTACCACTGGGTACGTTTTTTAACATCGGGGCCGATGGCACCGACTAAACCGGCCCGCTTCTGCGGGTTTTTTGTTATCTGGCTTTCATGAAGGGATGCCAAATGAAAAATCAACGTGATTACAAGCAAGCATTTGATGCCCGCTACGAAAAGCGGGTTGACAAAATGCCCACTGATGAACCGATGCCAAATGGTGAACCGATGCCAAATGGTGATATGCAGGCTCCAAACATGATGGACGAGCCGTCCGCCACCAGAGAGACGCCACCCATGCCGGCTGCCGAGGCTACCGACATGATGGGAGAAGGGATGACCCCTGACGAAAAGCAGCGCGAGAAGTCATGGGAAGGTCGGCTCCGCAAGCGGGAGGAAGACATAGCGGCACGTGAGGCCAGCGCTGGGCAATCTGAACCGGGTGAAGCACTCGCCAAGTTGAGTGAGCAGTTCGGTCCTGAGTTCGCCGACCTGATCGTCCAAGTGATCCGCGAGATCCTTCCAGCGTCCAACGAAGAAGAAACGGCGACTTTGCGCGCCGACATTGACGACGTGATTGAAATCCTCAAAAGCGAGCGCATTGGTCGCCACAAGGAAGCCATCATGTCGGCCCATGCAGACGCCTATGAGATCGCAAAAACACCAGAATTCAATGAATGGTGCAGAACCCAGGACGACCCTGCTGAATGCGATCGGATCATCAATAGCGGGACTTCCCAAGAAGTCATCGCCCTCTTAACCAAATTCAAGTCCCACCTGAACACCGGAGAAGAAGGTGCTGGCGACGACGACAGCGAAGCGGCAACAGCCGTGCGCGGTTCGTCCCCGATCACGCTCCCGAATCGCCCGGCGCAAAGCCCTGACGACGAATATATAGCCGCCTGGAACGCCAGGTAACAATTGATTTACCGACCAGTGGCGGTTCCACTGGACTGCACCGCTTTACGGGATGCACTCAGAACCGCGCTTCTTCCATGGCGCCGGGACAGGCAAAAGCCCCCCGGAATTGGACCGCATACGGAAATCATGAGGCCACCAGACAAAAGGCGGAAGTAACTACTTCTTCCATAAACGAAAGGATAGATCATGACTGATTATGCCTCAATTAACACGAACCAGACCGTGCATTCGGTTGAAACGCTGCTTCAGCGTGCCATCCCAATGATGGTACTGGAGCAGTTCGGCCAACTCAAGCCGATGCCCTCAAACAGCACCAAATCGCTGGACTTCCGCCGCCACAAGTTGCCAATCCCGACCACTGCGTCAGGCTTTATTCTTGCGGAAGGCGTCACCCCGACCGAAGCCATCCCGACAATGGAATCGGTCACCGTCACGCTCCAGCAGTACGGTGCCGTGGTGGGGGTTACCGACGTTGTGGACGACATGCACATTGACGATGTACTCACCGAGTACATGGGTATCCTGGGTGAACATGCCGGCCAGGTGATCGAACTGATGCGTTGGTCCTCAATCGTGTCAGATACCAGTGCCAACGTCATCTACGCCAACGGTGTTGCGTCCGATGCCCAGGTAACCACTTCGCTGACCTCCAAGGAAGTGCGGGCTGGCCTGCGTTCCATCAAGGCCAACTACGGAAAGGCGATCACCAAGATGGCCAAAGCCGGTACAGACTACGGCGCTCAGGCAATCGAGCCGGCCTACATCGCTGTGATTAACAGCGACCTGGAAGCCACTATCCGGGGCAACCTCGGGGCGAACTTTACCCCGGTTGCGGATTACGGCCCCGGCGCGCAGAAGTTCCAGGGCGAGTTCGGGAATTACGAGAACATCCGCTTCATCTCGTCCGCCCTCCTAGGCAAGCGTGCCAATGCGGGTGTCGCCGTGGCGTCTGCGCCTACCCTGCTGTCTGACGACGGTGTGAATGTCAACCTGTACGACACCTGCATCTTCGCTGCCGATGCCTGGGTTGGTGTTGCTCTGAAGGGCGCGTATGCCGTCACTCCCAGTATGCACCGTGCCGCCGTGTCCGACTCCGACCCCCTTGCCCAGCGCTCCAAGGCTGGCTACAAGACGATGCAGGCCGCAAAAGTCGTTCAGGTTGCCCACATCAAGAAGCTTGTCACTGGCTGTCTGAAGGACTTCTGATCCTAGTTGATCTTCACCAATAGCCCGATGGCTCACCCCATCGGGCTTTTTAATTCCAAAGGAGCTTCAAATGTCGCGTGGTATTCCAAAAACACCTGCAATTCAACAAAAATCAACCGATGTTCACGTTACGCCTGTCAACCCCTACGACACGCCCACCCAACCGATAGCCTCCGATACTGTGAGCAAAAACACTACCCCTGCGAAACCAATCCCAGCCGCTCCGGCCAACCCTCACGCCGCCAATACGTCTACGCACCGCAATGTGATCGTGCAGCGCCCGCATGATGTAACCGATGACTATTTCTTCATTGGCCACAATGCTTTCGTTGGCCAGTTCAAGTATGATGTACCAGTCAGTCTGCCCATTGAGGTCATAGAGCACATGCGAACCATCATGCGCGTCACTCATCGGCCTGGCCAAGATGGGCAGATTCAAACGCACACGTCAAACGCCTTCGCGGTGATGGATGCCTGATCATGGCCAGCCGGGCACTTGCCGATCTTCGCCAGGACATCCGTGAAAAGGCACTCCTGCACATCAATGCGTGCGCTTCCGAAGGCATCGACCTGTTGATCTACTGCACCTTCAGAAGCAACGTCGAGCAGAACGCCGAATACGCCAAGGGCCGCACGGCTCACGGCGCGATCGTCACCAATGCGCGCGGCGGGCAGAGCAAGCACAACCACGTCGAGGATGGTGTAGCGGCCTCGCTGGCCTATGACTGCATCCCGATTGTCAATGGCAAGGCCCAGTGGGGCAACGCATCCTTGGTATCAAGAGTTGGGATACTGGGCGAATCGGTCGGCCTGACTTGGGCCGGCCGGTGGCGTGGGAGGTTGCGTGAATCCGTCCATTTTGAGGTTTCGTCTTGACATCCCCCCGGCCTGAGGCTGAGGTTTTACGGAGAAGAACCTGATGAATCTGCTTCCTTCCATCAAAGATAGCCGTGGGCGTGAGTCACGAACTCTGCTGTTCGTCGCCATCGCCGCAATTGTTCTTATCTACAAGTTTTCCGTCGCTAGTTTGACGATCTTTGGGTTATCCTTTCCGGCTATGAGCGCGACCGAGTTCGGTATTGCATTCGGCGCAGTGCTGGCTATCTGGCTGGGCCGTGAATGGACCGAGAAATCAAAGTGAGATGGCAAATTCATGCCACTTCGATAATCGCCTATGCCCTTGTGTTTGCCTGCGCAATTGCGATGTTGGCATGGTGGCAATGGCCAAAGACTCCGCCATCCGCTTCAATACCATTGTCGCCAGCCATGGAAGTACGCAACGAGGACAAAACGACACTCACGAATGCGGCACCGGCCAAAGTCTACTCGGCGAAGGTAAAGGCCAAGTTCACCCTCCCTGACGCTGTTCAGTCCGACCCTGCGCAGCATGTTTCAGCAGTTGGAAAGCTAGACACAATGGATAGGCCATACACCGTGACGGCCGTGTACGACGAGGATACCGGCGAGAGTTCAGTTTACGCCCGCGCTGATACGCTTCCCTGGGTATCCGCTACGCAACGCGGGCAAGTTGGCTTGCACTATGGGATAAAGAACGGGTTGCGGCCGGTTACTAGGATTTCAGTGAGCCAAAGTTTCCTAAGCATCAAGGCGCTTCAATTAGGTGGAGCGGGAACCTTGGACAGCGATGGCCAATGGTTTGTTGGCGTTGGAATTAATTATAGGTGGTAGGATGGATAATTCAGAAATTAGCAGCATTGGCAACAATGCAGAAGAAGATCTTCTGAACGCAATTCAACGGTCCACTGACACAGACCTCAGATCGGTGCTCATGTTCCAACTCAGGACTCTACGCGCCCTGGAGAGCACCATCATGGCGCTTGGAAATAAGATTGACGCATTCATCTCAGATGAGAAAAGGATTGCGGCTATCGCACTTGAAAAACATTATAAAAACCATGATCGTGACCACTCCTGGATAGACTTCAAAATCAAGGAAGAGCCGATAGTCGCCGAAGAACGCCGATGGATACGCCGCTCAATCGACGAAGAGTCACGAAAGAGTCGCCAGCAGCGTGACGACGAAATTGACGCCCGCAAGCAGGCGCGGGCAGTGGTATTCAGGATGATAGAACGCATCGTAACATGGGCTACGATAGCTATTCTAGCTTTGATCGGGTTCACAAAATGACCACCGCTATATCACTGTTTACGCGTCGGGCAACTCCCGAGTTACCCATGTGCCCAATTCCGCTTGTCAACGACGCTATCATGGCGGCAGTACGGGACCTGTGCGACGAAGCGGACCTGATTACCGACACCGTGACGTTCACATCCGTGATCGGCACGCGCAAGTACGCGCTCTCACTGCCTTTTGGTTTCAAGCTAAGTCGCGTCACCAGCGTAAGAACGACAAACTACCCGCGCGGACTTGGTATCACTAGCCAGCAAGAGGCCGATCAAGTCGTTCAGAACAACATCCCTCGCAACTATTACGTCGATGGCTTAAACAAGGTCTGTCTTGTAAGCACGCCAAGCGTGGCCGAGGCGGTCAGCGTCTCCGTGGTGCTTAAACCAGAACTAACCGCGACCGACTTGGGTGACGTGTTCTACGACACCCATCTCGACACGGTTATGGCCGGCACGAAGGCTAGATTGATGCTCATGCCAGGGAAGCCATGGACGAATTTTGAACTAGGCTCCGCCTACGAAACGCGGTTCCGAAACGATTTAGTTGCCGCCAGGATCACAACCGTGACGGGCAATGCCGGGGGGCTGTTGACCGTTCGCCCGCGCAAGTTCGGAGGTTTGCCGACCGCTCGCGCACATGAGCTTTGGGGATAGGTTGTGGCACTCTGCCCACTTCCAATTTCCTTCACCAGCAAACTTTATCCGCTCTATGTAGTGGAAGGGTTAGGGGTGGCGTCGGGCATGACGGGAGGGCGGATGCTTGGCGTTGCGATGGTCGAAGGCATGGATGTGTCGGCCGCGCTCACAGGCGGGTCGCTGCGTGCTATCCTCGGCAACTACCCGTACTACCAACCGGAGGCGCTGGACGTATCTGCTGCGCTGACCAGCGGGTCGCTGCGTGCTATCCTCGGCAACAACCCGTACTACCAACCGGAGGCGCTGGACGTATCTGCTGCGCTGACCAGCGGGTCGCTGCGTGCTATCCTCGAGAACTACCCATTTTACATGCCGGAGGCGATTAGCGTCACGGCTGCGCTCACTGGAGGCTCCCTTGCATAATATCCCAATAAAACCCACCGTCGGCATGGCTGGCCGCTTCAAGATCGAGGCAATTCGCCCGGACGGCAGCAAGCGTGTCCTGGCCGACTGGTTCGACAATCTGATCCTCGATGCTGGGCTGGAACGTCTTGGAACCGCCCGTGCACTAGGCACATGTGCAGTAGGGACAAGCTCTGTTGCGGTGAATGCCGCACAGACTTCGCTCCAGGTGCTTGCCGCCTCGACTACCAAACAACAAGCAAAAGTATATGGCACCCAGGCGACTGCGCCCTATTATGCATGGAACAGAACTACTTACCGCTTCCCACTGACTACGGCTATCGTTACCGGAAGCATTACCGACACCACGCTTACGGTTTCTGCTGTTTCTTCCGGAACAATCAAGGTCGGCGCAGTCCTTACCGGAACCGGAATTTCTGCCAACACGACTGTTACCACCTTCGGCTCGGGTTCTGGCGGAATAGGCACCTACACTGTCAGCCCATCTCAGACGGTTTCTAGCACCTCGATAACCTCCACCTACGCCACAGCGGCCGGAACGCTTGCTGAAGTTGGGGTTGGCTGGGGCGCGACGACGATGTTCTCACGCGCCTTGATACTTGCTGGGGGTAGCGCCGCATCCGTGACTGGAAGCATTAAGTCCAAAACCCTAACGGTTACCGCAGTCACATCCGGAAGCGTGGTTGTCGGGTCAGTAGTGACGGGAACGGGCGTGACGGCTAACACGGTAGTGACCGAACTCGGAACCGGAACAGGCGGAATCGGAACCTATATCGTTTCCACATCGCAAACCGTTGCCTCAACTGCGCTGACCTGTACGGTAGCCGGCGCCGAAGCCCCGATTACGGTCCTTGGAGATGAAATCCTGGACGTGACCTATGAGTTACGTCTGTACCCGCCAACATCAGACGT